TCAGTATCGAATCATGCCAACGTCCATGATCGGTGAATCTACCAGCCAAAAATTATCAGGTTTTACTGTCAGGATTACCCACGCCGTGTTTGTTGTTGATGGCCAGGGTGGGAGCACATCATATGCCGGGTCATCGCATGAATCACGATAGCCGTATTCATCACGAAGCGGTGCCATTGCTGCAATGAGATTCACTGCTGTAACCTCGTTTCCAAGCTTTCTCTCAAAAAGTGCCACTCCTGCGGTCCCTTCCACCCATACACCTCGACTGTGACCACTGTATCCATAATCGGGGGGGTAAGGTGTGTAACCCGTGGCTTCGCGGGTGCCAAAAAAGAAACGCCCCATATACTTACGACAACGTACAGCTTTAGCCATGTCTATATTCGCTACAAACAGCCCGCCCCATGACGATTGATCGAGAGCCGCCGCGTTATCATAACTGGTTGGGTGTACTCCCTGCCGGAACCGGCCTTCCTCTTCCATCCAGAACCCCCTGATGATACTTTTTGCCAGCGCATCGGCGCGTTGAATGAAGCCGTCAAATTCCAGTCTCCCCATCAGTTCAAACAAAAACCAGATATCAACGTTATGCTCCAGTGCGCACCATTCGGCAACGAAACTGGCGTCAAATTCGCCATTTACATAACGACCAAGGCCGCCTTTATACAGGCCTTCACGTAAATCACCAGGGGCGGTTACCAGGAAAGAATCCAGCCAGCTGATGCCAGATAACAACTTTGCCCGAACAATATTTACCTGTGCTCCGTCCGGGTATTTCTCCAGATAGAACGCAAGGGCATAGTAAACCCATGCCGCATTGCCCAGTCGATAATAGGCGCGCGAAGACATGGCCGACAGCCTGTTAACAAAAAATTTCACCCCGCCGTTTTCATCAACAAGTGCACACAAACCTGAAACGTATCTTTCCACAGCTTCATGTCGCTGAACCATCAACGCCAGTGCTGCCAGCGCCTGGTCATACGTGTAACATCGGTCTTTCATCACCCTGATTACGTCAGGATCTGCGTCCTCTGGCATCCAGTAACTACGAATGAGCAGCGGAAATTCCAGCGTTGTGATCCACGCATTATCCTCAATCCGAATAAGACGAAACTGTTTTGCTCCCGTCCAGCAACGTCTGAAATAGAAAGTTCCGTCACTATTCAAATTAGCGTCGCCGTTAAAATACTCTCCAGTTGTATAAGCATACATTTCGACTTTATACTTTTCAGGTTCAGGAATATCGCAATATCCGTTAACTGCACCGACATAATTAAAATCGATATTTTCTTTTATTTTTAAAGATATTGATGTATTAACAACCTCGGGTTGTTCCAGCTTCAGCATGGCTGTCGTACACCGCCTGCTAATATCGTTAAAATTTTCGAAGCGTACTGTGGAAAGCTGCCCTGCAACCTCCTGGATGTTATTTAATATTTGCCCTGCCTGTTCTGCACATGATGCTGCGATTTCAGCACTCTGCTGTGCCTGCACCACCATTTCCTCAAATCGTTTCACTACATCCGGCTTTAAATCGCCTTCATCAAGGGCAGTCAGAAAGTCGTTCAGCGTGCCGGGCTTTGAGTCGTCGTATACAGCAATGTCGCCAACATAGTACTCGTCGCGCCAGTCCTGTTTCAGATATACGCAATATTTTCCGGTCTGCGCCTTAAAACAGTACTCGCCACAGTTTCCTGTCACCACGTCGGCAACTGTGCGCATCACCACCTCTGAGGTGTTTACCCGGGATTTCAGAATTATGTGGCATCCGGACATGGGGATGCCTGCGCCATCTATCAGCGCACCTGATATCACTACAGACATAGTTTTTCTCGCGATAAATTAAATCAGGAAGAGGCTTCCGGAGAGACGGGCCATTCAATGGCGTTATATGAGGTTTTATCAGCGATGGTGCTGAAATCCATCGCCTGCAGCGATTTCGCGTAAATGCGCCAGGCTGTCAACTTTTCTTTTTCTTCATCACTGATGATTCCCAGAAGTAAATCCGTCTTCTTATCGGATATTTCCCGTTCGGCAATCGCAGTAAGACGTGCACGCTCCGACTCGGCCTGCTGCCGGTAGTCAACAGGGACCGGCAGTACTTCACCGTCTTTATAATACCAGCGGGCTTCAATACAAAATCCTTCCGGTAGTTCATCCACTTCCACAATGGTAAAACCAACGGGATAAAGGCGGGATACATCTTCCGCCATGGAATAAATAACGCCGGTTTCAGGATGTGTGCACAGCTTGTATTTCTTCGTGAACTTATCCAGTGATTCATAAAAATCCTGCCCGTCTTCACTACGGAAATACTGAATGCCTTCACCATAAGGCATATCTTCAGGGTAGTAACGCGTAACGTTTACGAGTTCCATTATTTCTCCTTAATTAACCTGATACGGATCGCCATGCACCATTGATATAAATCTGAGCCTGTTTGTAATACACGCCACCGATATTATCTGCAGAGTTACTGCCAGTGTCCTGAACATTAATGCCTGACAAAACACAACCAGAAGGTGCCCGAAACGTCCAGCTGCGCTCATTCCCACCAGGGTTGTAAAACACCTCACTGGTGTACTGAAAATTCTGCACGCCCCCTGATTTGGTCTGGTAACGGGCATCGAAATTTCCATAATTTGACGGGACCATCTGTCCGTTTACAGCGAACGTTATACTGTTATCCGTATTTCTCTGGCTGTAAAAATGCCAGCCGGAATCATCACCAAGCTCTGCAACTACAGGACGGGACGAATTGCCCCATAAATTAAACGTTGCGTTTTTCGTTGAGTTGTTGGCGCTGGATAACGTGAATTTTTTAGCATTTCCGGCCTGAATATTTTTTAACGCTATCGCCACACCATTCTGGAAACGAAATACATGCTGTCCATTCGCATAAACATCCAGAATGCCGTCGCCGTTTTGTTTTATACCTGTATCGTTATCCCCGAAAGCAATTGAGTTTCCGCCCAGCGCGTTCTGAACGCCGATACCCAGCGCACCATTGACCTGAGAACCGCCGCCAACAGACACTTTATGCGACATGGATATTTCACCCGTCCGCAGATTAATAGTGAACGGTCGAAGTGGACCAATATCGCCATTCTCGCCCTGACCTTCACTGGTAGGAATAAGGTGCAGGCACTCTTCCGAACGACGAAAAATCAGACCAAAAGCGTCGTTGAAAATCCTCAGTGCATTAACACCACGGATTTTCAGCTCCCCGGTCATCAAATCACCAGATTTTTTTACATATCGCAGATCAAAATCTGAATAGATATTGCCGGGGTTTATCACGCTGAAATAGCTTTTCTCGCTATCAAGAAGGCAAATTAAGGGAATACCTTTAATGATATCGTTCGCTACCAGCCCGGACTTGTTCCCCTTATAAAGTGGAAACGTACCAAGAACCTTTCCGCCCAGTGTCAATTGAAGCGTTGCGGCGTTGGTATTGTTCTGAACGGGGAAAACGATAATAGGAGTTCGTAGCGTCCAATCTGTACCTCCATTAACAAAAAACGTCGCGGGAAGCTCCAGCGTCAGTGCATTTGCAGTGCCGCCAGCGACACCCGCAATATAATGACCGCTCTGAAGCTGCGCTATCTGTACGAAATAGTTTTCCGATCCACGTGTGGCAAAGTTAGCCACAACGTCATTAAGGGACCAACCTTTCGCGGTTGTTCCTTCCTGCCCACGAATGACTTTCAGCACATCACCGCTTACCGATACCAGGTGACAAATCTCAAACGCTGACTCTTTATTATCGGTAAGCGTAATTTTTGCATAGACGCGTTGCCCGTTCGATTTATTTTCAAAATCGGCAGAAAGCAATTTTGCAAATTTAGCTCCCGTGCCCGGCATCACCGGAATATCAGTCTGAATCGTCGTAATATCACCAGCCAGTGCTGAAACAACGTTATTGCCGAATCCAAGAATCATTTTTGAATCACCGTTGTTGCATAGGAATAAATAAAAGGGAGTTTTACATATTTCTGGTCAATGGCATCTTTCAGAAAATAGCCTATACCATCACCATATTCTGGTATCTGAATAGAAAAAACACTGTCCGATACAGTCACGCTCACATCAAAAGTGTGCTGCAACGGCGGGTCTATTCCGTTTTTCCCATGAATGAACCGCGCCACACGGCGCTTTAACCAGTCAATGCAGAAATGCGAACCGTCAGCCTTATAAAAATTCCACGTTAATATTCGTTTGAAATAATCATCAGGTACATACGATGCCTGCCCCGGAACATAATTCCGCATTGCTGCATACGGGATCGTATTGTATTCAATGGTATCGTATGCGCCGCGTGCAATAGCCTCCTCGGAAACCTGTAGTAAAGGCCTTTCAACGCCATAAATCCCGAGTGCAATCCGGTCCAGTAATTGCCCGGTTATTGATTCCGATGTCCAGCATGGCAATGCCAGATTGTTGAGTGAATCGAGGTATTCCTGAGCAATTTCATTGTATGCATCAAAGAACGCAACAACATTCGGATCATCTCTGTACTGCGCAAATGGATAAGCAGGGAGAATTTTCTCAGTCAGATATTGCATACTTGTTGACCTGAACCTGTGATGCCACCGTTGAAAAATAGGAATAGGTATCGCCATAAACCAGGCTTGTGTCTTTCGCCGGAAGAACAATATGACCGTTAATACCAATGCTCACACTGATTGTTGAGATCAACGTCGCATCAACCAGCAACCTGACAGAACTGGTAAAAATATCCTGGATACGCAGAAGATTTATCGGGTGTCCGACTTCAATTGAATTGATGTAATCAGCAACGTTTTGCTGCACAGCCATAGCAATCCCCGCCGGATCAACATAATCATCAGACACCGTGTTCCAGGTGATTAGCACCATGACGTTTTGTGATGACGGGATAACGAAAGGCACCTGATAAACGTCCGGCGAAACGGTTATTGAAACCGTGCGTTTTTCCACTACCGCACCGGATGGATTGCTTACATCGTTGGTCAGTTTCGAAATATCCGGTACAGATTTGTAAATCGCATAAGCCACATCATACGGATCACCGCCACCAACAACCGCAACCCATTTCCCCAGCGACGACTGCCGGAAAGAAATCAGGTTTTCTCGCACACCGCTTACTGATTTGAGCATAGCTTTAAAGCAATCCGGTGTTCCCTGCACACCAAACATGCCGGACTCCATGACTTCGGCGCGGTAAGATGCCCACGTTTGCGCCTCCTGACCGGGCATTCCTGCGGTAAAGTTGGTGCATTTTACAGGCTGGTCTTTGGGTACTGAGGTAATGACCTGCGTCACGGTCCCTTCCGGTACAGCCCATGAGCCTGACGTTGTGGCCACACAGTAGACTGGCTCAGTCTGCCCGTTTTCCGGTACCACGGTATCGCGGGAAACCGCATACTGGTAGTTGCCGTCACCGACAACAAATCCTTTAGGGATACCAAACCCCGGCAACGCCTCAAACACCACGTATACCGCCGTATTTGTACTTAATCCCTTCTGTGCTCCATATATGTTTCCGAGTTGCATCAGTAACGGAATATTCGCGCCGTATGGGCTTACGGAGTTAATAAGGTCCACCCGCGCCTGGTCTATTAATGCCAGCGCCCCGACAGCCGTGCTGGCAAGGTCTGTAATAAGCCCCGCCGGAAGGTTGGCTGTATATCCAGGTACTTTTTCAGCAACTCTAGTGATAAGATTCGCGAGCAAATCATTGGGTGGCGTAGGCTGCGCACCCGCACTGGTCATAGTAATTGGTATTTCTGACATATTTACTCCATTAAAAAACCCGCTTTCGCGGGTTTTTTACTTATTCAACCTCTTCTAAACTGCTCACTCTGGACCCTCGGCGGAAATTATCATCATTTTTAACATACTCGTATGAATCCAGAATCAAACCAGATATGCGAAGTATATCTTCCGGATTAGTTATATGTATCCTTTTACCATCCGTATCAAGTCGAGCTCGTCTTATTTCATTCAACTGAACTTCACTAAGCGAAATAGGTAAAGTTATAAATGAAGATTTTTTATCATAAAATCTTAACAGCCATCTATTAGTTTTACCATTCAATAGTACACCGAAATATGACTCAGTATCTTTATATTCTATATTATCTTCTGTTTGTATGATTTGTTTTACCCTTTCAAATAGCTCCAATTCTTTGGCTGTGGTTATTATGTTGGGGTTTTCTTCATCAACAATGGCGTTATTAACTTGTGTATCCGTTGCATCATTTTCTTTAGTTTGCTCTACCGGTTGTGTAGATAGCCCGGAAACCACCATTGCGCTAACAGCGCGCTCAACGGCCTGTTTAACTAATGGAGTCACGAACTCAAGAAATCTCTGATTAAGTTGCCTCTCAATATTTGAACGACTAGCGACATATCGAACAAACTCCAGATCAACTTCACGAAGACTAGAACTGATTGTTTTAGTAAATGAATTCAAATAAACACTTTCTTCAGCCAGTGTCCGTAAAGCCTCTGGTTTGAATTTATCATAACGAAAACGAAATAATTGTGTAATATCGGAGTGAGTTAGAGAATCCATTCTTAATTTTAAAAACGGCGTTGAATCCATTATGTTTTTTTGTTTCAAATCCGTAAAAAAACGCCATTCAACACCATTTGTAATGGCTGATATAGTAACTTCCGGTGTTGAATTAAAATATCTTGATAGCTGTGGGCAGTGATTATCAATTTGTTCTGAAAACGATTTCGCCTCAATGAACATCACAGGAACATCATGACAAAATAAAGCGTAATCAACCCGTTCATTAGCCTTAACCCCGGGGAAGTCAGCACTATACTCAGCTTTGACTTTTCTTGGATCATACGGAGTAAAACCAAGAATATCTAGTAATGGCATAATGAGTGCTTGTTTTGTCGTTTCTTCAGTTGTACAAAACACCCCCATTTTTGCAACATGCTCTGTGTGTATTTTTAACTTATTTGCAAAATTTTCCATGCTTGTCTCCTCCATGGTTACAATCTGTATTTTGCAAATCCGAAATAATATATGTCAATATGCTCCAGCTTAGAAAATTACTCGCCTCCCCTAAAATATCTCTCTACAGCACTCCAAACCAAGGTAAAAGTTTTATCATAAAACTGTGATTCATACCGGCACCTGCGTCCGGTAACTGGTCCCATTAAAAAACACAACATCGATGTTATAGGTGGGGTTATCTGCTCCATCTACCTTTGAAATTGCCAATGATGCAAAATAGCCGGCAAACTGTTGCTGAACCATGTTCACATAGTAGTCCGGGTAAATCTGCTGCACGATGCACTGCTGCGCAGGAATACCGTAATTCGCGTAAAACGGCGACTCCCCCAATCCCAGCTTTAACGTCTGAATGAGCGTCGTCAGCCAGCCGTAGGAGAAATCACCGTTGGCGTCAGATTCTACTGCAACCCATTTTTTGTTGCCGTTCGCGTCGGTGACGCGGCCCCATGTTCTCATCGTGCCCTCACCACCATCGGATCTGGCCAACAAAATAACCAGACGCCAGAATCAGAAAGACCAACCAAATAAGCAAAAACTTCCAGGTGGATAATTTTTCAGCCATAACTCGAATCTCCCGAATCAGTTTGCTAAAATCAAACACGACTTCTCCTTGCCTTATTCAAGGTCAGAAACAAAAAGCCCCGACTGCTGCAACAGTTCGGGGCTTTCGCTTTATGGATAGAATTTAAAGTGAAATGAACCGGAATTAACCCGGATTTGGTTGCTTCGACGTGATCGTGCTGCCGCCGCTTTGAACACCAGTCACATCGTGGCTGTGGCCGCTGACGCTCACGCCGTTGATAACTGCATCCATCTCGACATTAAGAGGACCAATCAGCGAAGCGGTTGTATCCTTCATCTGGGCTTTGTCCTGGACGATCGGTCCGTTGAGGTGAATTTTCCCGTTCAGGAAAATATCTTCGGCCTCGAGGTAAACAGCTTTCGACTTTTGCCTGATTTCTTCCAGAGCCACCATTACCGAGCTACTGCCGTCCTCTGTTTTGAGGATCGCGCCATCCGGACCGTACAAAACGATTTTTTGCGGATCTTCGTCGGACCACTCCTTGTTTGCCAGTGGCACGAAAAACAGGGGAGTGAGCGACATCGAGTAAGAAAGCGTTGCCATACCGGTTCCCAATCCGGACACACCGCGCAGTGATACATCAGCGGCAATTGTTACTCCTCGATCGCCCGGCTGTATCGGGTAACGGATATACGGGAATGTGGCGACAGGGATTGTTATCTGCGGGAAGTTGATCCCCTCCGGCAGCATATCAAACTGAACTGTCACTATTTGCCCGCAGATATCAACAACATGGCAGGGCAATTCGCGGCCTTTAAGCTCGGCTTGCTGGTTACCAGAACTGGTCATCATCTCCGACAGTGTTCGGAGAAACGGTAATTTTTGAGCGTTTGACATTACACCCTCGCCCAGTTCTCAGCATATGCCTCAAATACCGTCACCCAGGCATCGCCATCGGCTGTCAGATACGAACCAATGTGTCTGACTGATTTCACAAGAAATTTCCCGGTGAACGTGGTCGAATTTTTTGCGATAACGCTGGGTGCCGTTGTATTAGCCATCACAATCGACGCAGCGCCAGAATATAGCCCCTCCGGCAGTTTAATCACATCACCACATCTGATATCGCCTCTCATAGGGCATTTGAAACTGACGGTAAACGGCGCTATCCATGTCGGCTGCCCGACCAGTTCATGGGCATGAATTGTTTTTGGCTCACCCCACTTTGCCGATGCGTTATCGTAGATTCGTATTCTGTCGGAAAGAATACTGATGGCGATTCCGCTATACCTTTCATTACGCATCATCGCAATAGAGGCGTTTTTTACGACCATAGCCAGCGTACCAATCTCCGTATATTTGCCCGTCCACGGCTCTGGCAAAACCAGGTTGTCGCTGACTGTGCAATCAATAAGTTTATTGGGATATGCTTTTTGCAAAGCGCGGACTAAAACATCACCCACCCTTTCCCCTGCTTCCCCCTGCCCCTCAATTGAAAAAGGTTTACCGTCATCGGTTTTGCGTATGCTTGGATTCCGGAATCCAGATACAGCTCGGTCATTCCGCCGCTGTTTTTCTGCGTCTGTTTCTGCCCTAACTGGACAGCACCGATCGTCATAAACAATTCACCACAGCGACCGAGATTCGTGTATGTATTCACATCCTCGTTAATGCGTCCCATGAATGAGAACGGTCGATCAACCGAACAGATAAAGCTGTTCATTGCCTTGCGTTTCACCCACGAAGCATGGCCGCCATTGTCACCAAGAAAATCCCCGCCCTGCGACATAGCGATGGAAAGCGCAGGTATTGATTCGTAGTACGCCAGCATTTCAGAAAGGATCGCATCCAGTTTTCTTATCGGAAAATAGGCCTGGTCATAGTTGCGATCCACCCGAAACTGGAACTCGTGATAATCATCATCGAGCTGAATGAAGTATTTACACCCGACCAGTTTTGCCAGGTCGAAACAGGCATTACGGGCGTAAAAAATTGAGCGGCGGTCACCGAAATTATCGGCTTCGTCAAAACGACTGGCGATATCAGCTTTGGAAAACACCAGCACCTGTTCACCAAATTCAGCTATGTACTGATGCCGTGTCTTATCTTCATCATCAACAACGATAAAAATTTTCCCGGTATAGCCAGCACGACGCAACGTCCGGTAAGTCAGAACTTTGTCCGGTCGCCCGTGAGTCAGAATAAAGGCGCAAAAATCATCACGCATATTCCTCCTCCTCCCCGCCATGCATGATCTCCACCATACGCTGCGTCATCCGGACAAATCCATTTTCAATAGCCTGCTGATAATCAATGATCACCTGCGCCGACTCCTCAAAAAGGCTCTGAATTTCAGCGGGTGCGTGAGCGTAATAGTCCGCAATTCTGCTGAAATTAAACACCGTGTGACGTTCTGCCGCGCACAGGAGGAATTTTTCGATATCAGGCTCAAGGGACGCCGAACGTATCCGGCTGACCAGCTCCTGAGTTTTCGTATCGTCGTACAGTTCACTGATATCCGGTTTATCGCCTGACGGCTCATAAACAGGCGTATCAATTTTCGTCGTGTACGGTTCCTCCTCATTTCCTGTACCGGGCAAAACATCCGTCAACAGTTCATCAATTTCTGTCGGGCTGAATCCTGTCAGGGATATATCAAAATCAGCATTGATTAGGTCCGACAGCTCCATCCGTAACATATCTTCATCCCAGCTAGCATTCATCGGCAGGCGATTATCTGCCAGGCGGTACGCCTTTTTCTGATCATCCGTCAGGCCAGACAGAACAATGACCGGAACAGAATCCATTTTGAGCATTTCATCCGCCATAACACGACCGTGACCCGCAATAATTTCGCCCTTTTCGTCAATCAGCACCGGATTAGTCCAGCCGAATTGCTTAATACTTTCTACCAGTTGTACCACCTGCTCAGTACTGTGCGTCCTGGCGTTGTGTGCATACGGAGACAGTTCTTGTAACGGGCGATAGACGATCTTCAATTTCTCGCTCATACAGCCTCGCTTTATGAATAAAAAAGCCCGCTATCGGCCAGTGCGCTGGGTGCGCGGCGGGTGCTGATAACGAGCTTTGACATTATCGCAGCCCCTCACACTGAAGGGCTGCTGTAATGCCTGTTACTCACGAATCAAACGAGCATGCTGACCACTCATTTCAATGCGTAAGTATTGTGGCTTGCCGTCAATCAACGCGGTGATTAACTTGTAACCTGTAGATTTCCACATAATTTTCTCCTGTTTTAATGCCCCTTGCCGCCAGGCAGTTGATCAAAGTTCATCTTGATTCGGCAAGATTTAGGATGAATAAGATAAAATTGGCACACGCAGCAGAATTTCATGCTTTCCGGACGCTGGCGCACCCTTCATTTTTCAGTAAAATATTCTGCTATTACAGGCGATCAGTTCTGCATACACTGCCGAACACCGTCGACAATTTCACAGACCTGAGAAGCTGTATCGAAAAGCTGGCGCGCCTTATCCAGGCTGACGCATCCCACCAATAAAAAAGGCACCAGTATCGCTACCAGTGCCCATTTCGCCGCCACTCGCGGTATTCTGTGTGTCCAGTGTTTTCTGCTCATAACACACCTGGTTATCAGCGTTTCAACTGAAAGTGAGGTCCGTCTTTCAGTGTTTTCCAGTCCCCGCCCCATTCGATGGCAGTTCCCAGCTCTGCGGCAGCCTGCTTAAATGCCTGCGCGATTTTCTCGTACAGAGGCCAGTCCCATGACACCTGGCTGCCAACCCAGGCAACAACATCCACCGCATCACCGGTCAGGTGGCGGCTGTTCATGGTCTGGCTTTTCCCTTCCGCGACCAGCTGTTTCTGGCGTTCTTTCGTGCGCAGCCCTTCCGTAATACCGAAATCAACCTCCGTCAGCTCCAGCGCACGGCGAACGACAGCAACCAGCTGTGGTTTAACGCCCTCCAGATTCTTTTCGCTGCGACGACTAAATCTGAATTTACCCGACATATTCACCTCAACAATGGAAAGATTTTTGTGACGTTCCCGCGTGCGCGTATCACCAGCACGCAGAACAGCAGGTTAAAAAACACTTCCAGCCAGCCCGTTGCTAACGGGCGACCACACAGATAACTGAGGGGCGCAAAGGCATACAGCAGCATCAGCAGCCAGGCCAGCCATGACACCAGCGGTTTATGTCTGGAATCACGGCGACGATAAAAAAAGAGCGTCAGCACGATAACTGTGCATAACACCACATTCAGCAATCCGGGAAGGTTACTTAACATTGCCGCCTCCTCCACCCCGCAGGCGGGAGAACACACCGGACACCAGCGATGCAATATCCTGCTGGTGGATGAACGAGAGAATCTTCACCGACACCACCGAGACCAGCACCGCGCAAAGCGCATCTGCTGATGTACCGTCATACCCTGTTTTTGATGCAATCCAGGCTGACAGCACACGCGCTCCCAGCACACCGACAATAAACGACACCAGAAAATGTGCCACCACGCGCCAGACTGAAAGTGACTGCGGCATCGTTGCCACAAATAACGCCCCGGCGAACGCGCCAAACACAATCCCGAAATCCATTCCGGTAAACAGCCCGAATACCGTCGCGCCACCCAGCGCAGCAGCCGTGCCGGAACCGGATAAGGGTTCAGACATACTTCCTCCTGAAAATAAAAAAGGGCCACCAGCGACCCGTAAAAAACATCCCGTCAAAGGCATCCGCAGATGCCTTTTGTGTGATGTTATTCAGATTTACGCAGTAAAGGCCGGAGCACGACCAGCGCCATCGCCACCAGCACACCATCTGCCAGCACCGACATCAGTCGTCCGGTGAAATCAACCACCACTACCAGAAACAACAGGATGACAGCCAGCACAAGGCGCGCACTTTTCACAGGTACTGCTCCAGCGGCAACTGCAGCGCCTGCGCAATTTTCTTCAGTTGCGCTTCTTCTTCCTGACCGATACCGTCCTGGTCAGCGATATCCAGACACAGGCACAGCACATTAACTGCATCATCAGTACCGGCAACATCAGCCAGCTGACGAAGAGCTTCGGCATTGGCAGAACGCGGCGACGCTTCATAACGGGCGCGGATATTTGCACTCATTTGTGCAATCTCACCGGAGAACGGCGCAAAGACAGGAAGTGCTGCAATGGTTTTTTTCCAGTACCGCGATTTCTTTCGCGTCACAGGTGCCGTCAGCGTATGCAATGGAGTACGCGCCCCAGACGGTCGCCTCCACTGCGTCACGGTTCTCCATCTTCTTCACTTCGGTAATGGCCTTGCGGGTTTTCTTTTTGAAAATACCAAACATCGTGACTTTTCCTTTTAGTGGGTGAGCCTGCGCCCGGGGGTGACCAGCCCACAGAGAAAGTCACACTGACCATCCCGTAAGCTCACCCCTGAAAGGCTCTGTGGTTTTTTGATGTGCGCCGGGCGTGGCGCGGATATGAAAAAGGCCCGCCGAAGCGAGCCTGGAAAAATAAGCGTGGCGCGTTGTACTGGATTCGAACCAGTGACCGATTGCTTAGAAGGCAATTGCTCTGTCCGGCTGAGCTAACAACGCAGGGTACAGATAATGGACCGCCATCGAGGACTCGAACCCCGCGCAACCAGCTTCGAAGGCTGGCGCTCTATCCTGATGAGCTAATGGCGGTATGTGATGGTGGCCCTTGCTGGATTTGAACCAGCGACCTGGCGATTATGAGTCGCTCGCTCTCACCACTGAGCTAAAGGGCCGGGAGCAGAATAATAATGGTGCGTAATTAATTCTGCAATCTCATCCGTTTCAAACGATTAAATCCTGAACTTCCCTGACTGTCTGTTCAAAACGTCCGGTCTCCAGCTCAACACCAATCGCACAACGCCCCAGTGCCATCGCCGCTTTTACCGTTGAACCTGAACCCATAAAAAAATCTGCAACCAGGTCTCCCGGACGACTGCTCGCGTTGATTATCTGCTGCAGCATTTCTGCCGGTTTTTCGCACGGATGTTTCCCTGGATAGTACTGCACCGGTTTATGCGTCCAGACATCGGTGTACGGAACCTGCGCCGTCACACCGAAATACCGCCGCAAATTTTTATATTCACTCAGCAGTTCCGTATACTGCCGGTTCAGCTCACTGTATGTGCTGACCAGCTGGTGGTGTGGCTTTTCCAGTTCCCCGCGCTGATGTTTTTCTGCCGCAACACGCGCAAACAACGCCTGCAATTTATTGTAATCACCCTCGTTCGGTAACTGCCACTGACTGGCACCAAACCAGTGCGAAGCCATGTTTTTCTTTCCGGTGGCTTCCGCTATCTGTTTTGACGTTATTCCCAGTGATTTACGCGCATCACGAAAGTAAGAAATCAGCGGGGCCATGACGTGCTGTTTTAGCTCGCGCCCCTGTGCCACATAGCCATCATCTTTCGGGCGATACGGTCCCTGATAATGTTCTGCAAACAGAATGCGCTCTGTTGCCGGAAAATACGCCCGCAGACTTTCCTTATTGCACCCGTTCCAGCGTCCGGACGGCTTCGCCCAGATAATGTGGTTCAGCACATTAAAGCGCTCACGCATCATGATTTCGGTGTCAGATGCCAGGCGATGACCACAGAACAGGTAAAGACTTCCGGTAGGCTTCAGTCCCCGCCAGAACTGCGCCAGACACTGGTCCAGCCATTTCAGGTAATCATCGTCGCCCTCCCACTGGTTATCCCAGCCCTCGGGCTTCACTTTAAAGTATGGCGGGTCTGTGACTATCAGATCGACAGAATTTTCCGGTAAGGTCTGGATAAATTCCAGGCAATCAGCGTTGATTAACTCACAACTGGATATTTTTACAGTATTAATCATAGATCAATAAGCACTTCTCTGATAGGCTCATACCGCTTTTGCGCAAAGCAGATGGGCCTGAGGTTTGCTTGTGACCCCAACGCATGAGCAGATGGCTGGCAGGTGCCGCTAACACCCACCAGCCGCCCATTACCACAAATTAAAAAGCCTTCACTGCGGAAGGCGTCTGTAACAACCGAACTGATAATCTGCCAGACCCGCCATAACAAGCTGAGTCAGTATTAACTGGCAGCGTTCGCGTGAAAGGTAAGTATTCTGCGCAATTTCCCCGACGGTCGCCGGTTCGGTGACGCTTAATTCATTAAACACCACTCTGGCGGTTTCGGTCATATCCTGCTGTTTTAGCATGCCTTTTTCCCTTTTCCGGTTAACGTGACATACCAATAACTCTTGTCCAAAAAGCCAGCAAGCTGAAAGACCAGTATTCACAACTACCAGCGCGTTTAATGTTCTGTGCCGTTTTTCAGGCATAAAAAAACCCGCATAAAGCGGGTTCTTTCAGGTGTCCATGTCTGCTATTCGCCTCGCGGTACAGCTTTGCGAAGCGTAGCTGGATTGAAACAGTTTATGGCTAAAAATACAAGCTTTTTTTCTAAAACTGCATAAACCTTACTACCAGCCAAAAATCCTCTTCGTGCAACAACAAACGCCCTCCAGATTCTAAGCGTCAGTAAAAGAAAATGCATCTCGCATCAGTGGATACAGAATAAACTCAGCTATTCTCAGCCACATATCTATACGATTGCGGCATGTTGTATAGCACCACTCAGGGTGAACCTCATTCAACAATTCAGCCATTTTGCGTTTACTCATCCCCCGCCCTTCGTATCTTTGCCGCAGGATATCAATCAATCCAGGATAACGTGCAAGCGCTTTACTTATCACCCCATCAATGCGTAACGCCTCTGCATCAGTACAGTGAGACAACCAGCTCTTCTGTCTGCCAGCGATCATCTCTCGCAAGAATGCTTCCAGCTCTGGCTTATCAATCCCTGACTCCCTGATTCTACGCAGGGCTTCATTGATCGCGGTTTTTGTCAGTTTTTTGGATGTCAGCAACTGATTGAACATATTTCCTGGTTTGCCACCACCTATGTACGACCAACGCCCCCACATCCGTAATTTCCCCTGGATCCAGACGGCTTCCAGCGTTTTTAGACGTAAATGCTCGCCGCTTTTGCCTGTAATTTCCGGGTATATCATATTTACGATCACTCACTCTCAATTTTGTAAATCTTCACGCCCAGCCGCCCCCCAGGAACGAGCTGACCGCGCACAATATTAATTTCATCAAACTGCTCGTCGTCTATGAGAAGTCCGGCATGCGTCAGCGCATCCAGTGGTGCTTTCAGGATATTGTCCAGGTCACGACGACGTTTATCCGGTGGCTCTGCAATAATCTTTATCGCCAGCCTTCCGGACAGGTTTAATTTCAGCCGCTGCTGGCGAACAATAAGCGCCACATCCCGGCGATAACGCTCACCGGCTTTTGATACAAAATATGTGCTGCCACGACGTCGCCAGTAAGTGTTCACCGTTGGCGGGTAAGGCAAAACAAATTCTATGCGTTCAGTCATTCATGCTTTCCACTTCAGGACACCCGAATTTCTCGCGTGCATTAAAAAACGAATCAGCAACAACAGCTGGCTGCCGTGTTTTTCTTCAAAATCTTTTACCCCGGCGTGTAGTTCGCTATGGCATTTACGGCACAGCGGAATAACAAACAAATCATCAGCCTTTGTTCCCATCCCTCCCAGTCCATGACCAATGATGTGATGCGGATCATCTGCCTGATTGCCACACGTCATGCATTTCTGCGTTTTTACCCAACGCGTGTATACAGGCATATCTTCCCGTTGTGGTTTCTGGCGCTGGAGATACTGAGCCGGTGACTCCGGATCAACGGCAATGCTGACCACCGTCTTTTCCTGTGGTGGATTCTGTTGCTGGTGGGCGTGAGGCAACGGCGCAATATTTTTTGTGCGCTGCTTCAGTATGCTGATGGCGGTCTGCTCTCCCGGTACGATGTCGCTCTCGCGGTATACTGAGCGGATTTTTTCACTCGGAAGCTTCAGGATTCGACGCGCCATATTTTCGGTCATGGCATCCACTACATCATTTACAGAAGCCCAGCAGCACAATTCAGCCAGCGATAATTCCCGCTCCTGCGTGCCATTCACTGCATGGCGTATGACGTCAATCATCCATGCTGACAGGTTTTGATGAGCAAGTTGCCCGAGTGATTCGGAGGTCTGGTCACGCAGCTGGTTGTCGCAGTGCCAGCACAACACCATCGCGCCGGTACCGTAACGATGTATGACGATTTCACTGTGATGATAGTCACCATGAGGCCACTGGCAGGATTTAACGTGGCGTAACAGCCAGTCAGACAGCGCACCAGCACCGCCAGCAGCACGAATCACCCGCTCATCGCTGAAAAATGGCAGTAGTGATTTATCCTCCGCCAATGGCTGGCGAACGGCAGGAACGACTCCGGACGGCAGACCGCGCATGCTTTTCGGTTCCGGCTCCACCAGTACACGACCGCTGCGGAATACCTGCATGGATTCACGACCAGGCTTAAGGACCACCAGCCCAAGTTCCGGTACCGGAACAGATCGAAGTAATACCCGCACGTTACCTCCAGATCCGTTGCTGGAATGTGCGGGACGGACGCGGTGGGCGTTCGGAATAAGGGAGTCTGACGTAGATTATCCAGAGACGATAATCGAGGCTGAGGGCTTTCCTAAACTCATACCCACGTCTGCGGTAGTTCTGAATCAGCCACTCGGCCTGTTCTTCGGTGCAGGGGTCGTGCTGATACCAGTCAGATTTGAATGTGTGAGGATACCGCTCGTGCGTGCAGGCAAGAACGGTCGAATTATTATGATTGTAATATTTTGCGTTGCGTGCCATCGGTTTTCTCCGGTGGCACGGTGTTACTCAGCGGGAGTTCAGCCCCGCGCAAGATTGTAGATGAGTTTATTCTTCTGAAAAAGCAGAAAAGCCAGCTTTTATTCCGATCTCTTTCAATGCCTGTAATGAAGTGGCAAACTCATCGTCGCGCAAGATAAATCCGTCCGTCACCCGAGCATCCACAAAATTAATTAACGCAGCCCCACTCTTTCTTTGCTTCTTTCGCAAACACAGAACGCGGCAATGACTAACAATATTTCCATTTTCAACGCACACAGCATAGAGGCCATCTTCACAAAAAATTTTACGCAGTTCTTCGATGTTCATCATCAGAATCCTTCCGGATAATTAGCTCTCCCCTTCAGGGGGCCATCCCTCTTATCCCTGCGCGCTACTTAAGTGTTTTGGATTCTATATCCGGTGTCTTAAAAAAGTTAAAACGCATTGAAAATAAAACAAAAACCGTCGAAGCGGGTTAAGTGCGGGTGCGTTGAGGATGCCGACACATCAGAGGTGGCGGGAGATTACTCTCCCGCCAGGTCACTCTTACTCTCTAGATTCGTAGTCTACGAAAACAGCAACCTCCATCTGGCCGGTTCGGATTCGTACCTCGCAGAGGTCTTTCCTCGTTACCAGTGCCGTCACTATGACGGTTAAACAGATGACGATCAGGGCGATTAACATCGCCTTTTGCTGCTTCATAGCCTGCTTCTCCTTGCCTTTCGGCACGTAAGAGGCTAACCTACATTTGTGAGACATAGATTGGGCCTCAGATTAATGTTAAGCGTCTTGCAGGACGCGTAATGTTAACTGGGGCTTTTCTCTATCTGCCTTTTGGTGTTCATGCCTGAGACAGATAGCCTCAAGCACCCGCAGTTATTCTACTTAACTAAGATTTCCCCGCAAACCGTTTTTGTCCGGCACAGTAAATATCCAACTAAACCAATGGCGTTCGCTGTATTTACCGCCAGTATTCAATGCACATGACCGCCATGAACACCCCTAAAAAAAGGGCATTTATATGTCCAAACATTAATATCAAAACATCAATTTTTTCCATATACCTTGCTGTGAAGATGATGGGCATACATGATGCGAACAACCAGAACGCAACAAACAAAAACTGCAATGCGTTTTTCATTATTCCCCCTACAATCAATGTGCAATAACATTTAAACACACCTCAATTTGGCCGGACATATAAATATCTAAACCAGAAAAAATCACTTACATAGCGTTACAAACTCTTTAGTCTAAATATTCATCGTAAAACATCCTCCACGCTTATCAGTCCATTTCGTTTCAGGTAATCCATCGCCTTCTCCGGTAATTTGCAGTCCGGCTGAGCTTTTTTCAGTTGACTGACCAGTCGTTTAACCCACATTGTTAATTCGCTAACCTGATTGCCGGATGCTGGTGGATTGTCAGCTTTACCCAGAATGGCAGCGCAGCAGGCCTCTCTGAGCACCCAGTCAACAGCATCCTTCCATTCTCCTGTTTCGACTGGCGGATTCTCACGCTTTACCTGTTCATAAAAGCGCACGGCTTTAACCAGTCCTTCTGATGTCACCGGGACTGGCGGGCCGATGAATAAGGCCTGAATTTCATAGTTCGGCCTGTCGTTACAATCCTCTTTTGTCGGTACATATTTCCAGTCACCAGCCCACGGCTTCCCCTGAAAGTCTGTAACGTCTTTTTTCACGTAGCGATATCGCCATGCAACTGGTTTTGCCTGCCCTGCCGTTTCATGCCCTTCCTGATAATTAATCTCGCTCATTCATCGCCCCACTCATCACAATATGCTTCGACCGGAGTTTTTCCTGCTTCATAATCATCACGCCATGCTTCAGCATCAGCAGCACTGCCACCACGTAACTCTGCATAGTCCATTAACAGTTCATGCCATTCTTCAAAACTGACGTTGTATTTAGTTGAACCAAAATCAGCCATTTTGTTCTTCCTCTTCGTCTTTTATTTCGTGATATGAGTAATTGCAGTAGTTAAAGAAAATATCTTTTGCTTCGTCATGTATTTCATCAGGCGTCGCATCATCATCCACTTCGAATTCATCCTCGAAATCTCCACCGGCTATTCCCGTTTCAATAATTATTTTAAACTTTCGCATTTAACTACCGCCCTTTCGGGCGGCCTCCTGATGTTCTGAGGGTGCAGAAATCCCTCCGGTTAAGGATTAAATTTTTAACAGAGCTAAATTTAATTATTCAGTTCTGGATTTTGTCGCCCTGCGTATCCGCGCTTTCGCGTTACGCTCAATCTGAATTAGCTTTTCTATATTTTTTCGCCTTTCCCGCTCCTCCTGACGCAAGAGCCTTACATCATCTGCCAGTCTGGTTTCTCTTTTCGCCACAGAGAGCATCCAGTCAAATGGCTCCACAACTGCACCGCAGATTTTACAGCGGACCTGACGCTCTTTTTCGTCAACCCGGACAGAGGCGTGATGACAATATGGTCTTTCCGATGGCTCATAAAGAAAATTAACCTGATTACGAGGGTCATCCTCTTTTACCGGAAATAAAACGATATTGCTTAACTCATCCTCTGGTTTTATTTCCATGCTCCTCTCCTTTGATGCGAATGCCAGCGACGCGTAATGCGTGTTCTAGGTCAATCAGGTAAAGCCAACTGCCATTTTCTTTAGGTATCATGACATGTCGCTCATCTGCATTTACCGGGTGTCCATATCGAAGGTCGTAGCGAGTCGGTAATTGAACTTCCCGCGCTTCCAGTTCAGCAATACGCTTGCTCCCATCAGAGATAACGCCTTCGTAATACTCACGCTGCTCGTTGAGTTGTGATTTTGCTTCTTCCAGTCCATCCAGCAAATCAGCGATAATATCCGCTTCCCGATGACGGATGTGACGCTTAAACGCAGCAAGAGCCGCATCACAATCCCGTTCAGCATTTGGGCTGTCCGGGATAGCCTGATACCACGCCAGCGTCGACTGATAGTTTTGTGCTGCCTCACGAAGCGCCTCATAGTTAACCTCTCTCATTGAGCCACCTCCTGATAAATCACCGCATGCCCCAGTTTCTCCGCCAGTGCCAGCTCTGCCTTAGCGCCCGCTGACCGCTGCCAGCCTTTCAGCATGTAAATCGCATCCACACAACGAATCATTGCCATGCAAATATCCATGTAGTGCGGCTGTGTCAGCCCATCCGGAAGCACAGCCGGATTTAAAACGGTATGCCCTTCCCGTTTCAGTTCCTCTTCTGCCTTGTGAAACGCCTCACGGTTGAAATTTTCATACCCCGTCATTGGACCGGCGATATAAACCCTCACCCTCACGCCATCACCTCCTGAAAATTACCCTGATAAAATGCCAGCACACGCTGCATAACCTTGCTTTTCTGGCACTCGAGACAGATTATGTTCTGACGCCTGTCGTAGTGGCGTATCTCTCCATCTGGTAATGAATAAATCAGGCCAGGGTCGCTCTTCTTTTTCGCTGCACCTTTAGACATCTCTTTATGGGCTTTTATCCAGTCTTTACGTACCTGCTCAGAAGGGAATATTCCATGCCCTGAACCATATACAACACCACTGTCTACCAGTTCTTTCGCCAGAACTTCAATCAGATGTCTCGTCGCCCCTGTTTCATTTTCCAGTTGTTTACGCGTTTTCCTACCATCTCTGCGTACCAGTTCCACAATACGCGCCTTTACTTCTTCCCGTTGTTCGGGAGTAAAAACTTTTACCATAAGTCCTCCTGAAATTACTTCACAACCCTCAGGTGTCTGACATTCGAACGCCAGCTCTCCCAGTTAAAATTCACCCAGCGACCACCGTTCATGACCATGCGGTCCATCACACGCTCGCCAAGAAGCGTACTCATCGCTACGTGGTTCAGGTTCGTCAGCATTCCGACACTACGCATCGAAGCCGTTCTGCGGTCGACTATCTGGTTCAGTGTGACCTGCTCGTTGCGCGTATCCCGCTGCATTCCGATTTCATCCAGGACAAGCAGGTCAACATCACACAACCCCTGTAAAAATTTTTCGCCTGAGTTTTTGTTGTCGTAGCTGTTGTGTAACGCCAGCATCACATCAGCCACCGTTATCACAATCACGCTGCGACCTTTCGCCAGAAGATGATTGCCAATGGCGGCTGCAAGGTGGTTCTTTCCGGTACCCGGCTTACCGCTGAACACAAAATTCGTGCACCCGGTCATCAGTTCGTCAGCGATAGATTTTGCCTGGCTCAGCGCGTGTTTTTGCCCGTCGTTCTGCACCTGATAATTCGCAAACGAGCATTTGCTGTGCAGAGGCTGGATGCCCGAACGATTCAGGATTTTTTCCACCCGCAACTGGCGATTCTGGCGGTTGATCTCCTCGCTACGTTTTCGCCCTTCTGCCAGTTGCCACTCGCGCCACTCGTCCACTGTCCGGTACGGCGCGATTACATGCTGCGGGGGCAGCTTACGGATACGCTCAAGAACACCACCTGTCGCGATATTTTTCATGGCCCGTTACCCCCTGAACCCCGGCGGAATTTCGGTATCCGGCTCAGAAATATGATTCACACAACGCTGTACAGACGAACGCCCCAGGCGGATAACCAGTTCATCCCATTTTTCGCGAAGCTTTGACGGACTCATGATATTTTTTACCCAGAATGGATCCCGCTGCACCCGACCAAACATTTCACAAATTTGTCTGTGAGTTCTGCCATCCAGCATCCGCATTGTGCGCACGTCGTTGGCCCATGCGGTCCAGTTGGGTTCTTTCGGTCGCGAAATCTCGCCATCATCGCTGGCGGCCTGCTCGTAAAGACTCACGATTCGTCCCCAGATCCACTGCGCACACGCCAAATCTTCCTGGTTGCCCCACTGGCGTTTTTTTGCACTGAACACAACCGCGTCAGGGTGTCGGGTTAAAAAATCCTGTTCAACCGTCTGCGGGTCCGGTTGCGAAGCTTCCGGACGAGAAGTGTTTTTATTCTCTGTAGTAATCTCTGTTGTATTCTCTGTAAGATCATCAGGCCATTTTGACCCGATGACATTGAGTCGTTTTGAACCAATGGAGCGTTTCATTTTGATCTCTTCCATCGTGTCATTTTGACCTGATGGAGCGGCGCATTTTGAACCGATGGATTCGCTCACTTTGCCACCATCTAAAAGCTCGTTCCCGTAGTTGATCGTGTAGAAATTGGTCATATCGCGCTTTGATTTATTGAGCTTTTCACAACGCAAAAGCCCCAGCGTTTTCAGACTTGCAAACGCGCGCTTTAACGTTGACTCTGACCAGAACGGGAACTGTTCCAGCCATTGTTCCGTTGTGTTATAAATCCAGCGAACACCATCACATTCCATGCCGGAGTTGGTATCTCTCAACCAGTAGTGCAGTTGTTGCAAAACAATGGCTTCGTTTAAGCCAATTTTCATTGCCAGCTGCGTGTTTATAACCAGTGGGCGTTCAGCAAAAAGAAGACTCATAATTCCATCCAGCTTTTTGTTGGTATTGCTGTCGATACGCAAGCTTGAAAGCAATTGCTTTTTCTATAAGTTCGTCAGTTTCACGATCCACTACAGCTGGATCTGCAAAAAGCAGTCCGGATTCCACCACATCGCCATATTCTTTATTTAACCCGGCGATCATGTACGTAATGCTTTTTCCGTCAGTAATTTCACGATACAACCTGAAATCATTAATCCGGATAGCCTCCATAATTGCCGGAATCAGCGCCGTGAATTTTTTCCGCTTATCCCTGGTGTCGATAGCTTTCCAGCGTTCGAATATCTTCACCCGGTTAACGCCCAGCGCCCGTTGATCAACCTCGCCATCATTAAACGTGACGCGTTGAACATCGATGTTCGGGCGTTCTTTCAGAGCCCAGAATGCTTCCGTGATTAATATCGTCGCCTGCTCCTGTGTCATTCCTGGTCGACATACCCAGGCATCCAGAGCCTCACAAACCTGTTCAGGGGTGATTTTCATTGTTCAACCGCCCCGCCCGCTTTGCCTTACGATATTCGTCATAAACTTTGGGGTCGTACTGAAGTTCCCCGTCGGATGCCTCTTGCAGGCGCATCGCGCGACCTTCAGGAACCAGTTCCCCCCATTGAGAAACAGCAGATGGATCAACACCAGCAGCTTTCGCTACTTTGGCTTTCGTCCCATAAAAATTAATTACGTCTGATTTAAACATCACCCCTCCAAAATTGAGTTTTCTCAATAGTAATCACTCAAGGAATCTCAAGTCAAGGGTTATTAAGATATCTAAATATGAACGAGAAAACTTTAGGTCAACGAATTAGAGAAAGACGCAAACAGGTTGGTTTAAGTCAAAACGATTTAAGCAAAGCCGCTGGCGTATCTGGCTCATCAATTTCACTATGGGAAAGCGACCATACAGCCCCGCGTGGGCAAAATTTGCATCGCCTGGCTGAGGTATTGCAATGTTCACCAACTTGGATACTGTTTGGTGACGAGGATAAAACACCAGATCCACCAGTTGCACTCAACAGCGCCTTAGACTTATCGGAAGATGAGTTGGAGATGTTGCGATTGTATCGCGCACTTCCAAAATCAGAGCAGCAAGCACAAATCAGCGAACTCCGTGCCCGCGTTGAGAATTTTAATCGCCTATTCACCGAGCTACTAGAAGCTCGCAAACGTAACAAACATCAGTAATCCCCTTCACAAATTTTAAAGCCTTACATTTCAATGTATTGGCTTTATTTTGCATTAAATATTGAGTTTTCTCATTAAAAGCACTTGACCAACACTCATGAGAAAACTAAATTACCACCCATCAAGACACCGCACGGTGTTCTCAGCAAACAGTTCCGCTACCCGGCGTTAAGGGGAAATGAGGTCAACATGGATACTATCGATCTTGGTAACAACGAATCTCTGGTGTACGGCGTGTTTCCCAACCAGGACGGCACGTTCACCGCGATGACGTATACCAAAAGCAAAACGTTTAAAACCGAAAATGGTGCCCGTCGCTGGCTGGAAAGAAACTCAGGTGAGTGATATGGATTTCGACACAATCATGGAAAAGGCTTACGAAGAATACTTCGAAGGCCTTGCCGAAGGCGAAGAAGCCCTCAGCTTCAGCGAATTTAAACAGGCGCTTTCCAGTTCGGCAAAATCTAACGGTTGATAAGCGAAGCAGCACCGCGAGGAATCAGTATGCAGAAACGAGAACCCGTCATCATCGCGCCAGACTATACCGATGATGAACTTTATGAGTGGATGCACCAGAAAATTAAGGCTGCGCAGGATCTGAAATGGGCCAATGAAGCCAGGGCTAAGCAGGCTGAAAATCTGTCCGCTCTGGAGCAGGATATCACCAATCTGGAAAAAGCAGCGGCATTAAGCATTGCCAGAATGATTACATACCCACGTTAATGGTTAACCAACGAGGCTAATAATGGAATTTAAAGATTTACCAAAAGAAATCCAGATAATTGCTGCAACGACACTCGGTGATAGTCTGGTGAAAATTGACCCGGCACACACCAAAAAAGAAACCATCGATAATATGGTTCGTAATGTGCGCAATGCTTTTTCAGGGCTATATGGTTCTGATAATCAAAAACAGGAAAACGATATTGATGAACGGGTAATTTCTGTTTGCCTGAATGGTCATGTTATTTCAGCAATCAGAACAGAAACGGCAACTGTTTTTGATTATCTCTGCATGATTCAGAGTCTTGCTGATGTTCTGTTGAAATCAAAAGATTTAGAAAACGATGCAAATTTACAGGGGCGCACAATAGCACATCCATATGCACATACTTTAGGCTCTGTGGATATCAAAGATCCCACAAATCTTTAATGAAATAGTTAACGCGAATTGTACTTGCTCTTTCAGTTGCTTTCAGAATACGCGTTGAAACTGCTGGCGGTAATTTGGTATTCCATTTATTAAAATCATGCCCGGGAAAGTACTCTTCGAAAATACTTTTAACTGCAGATTCGCTTATTGAAATGCTGCTTACCATGCGATTTTGATAAAGGCATTTAGCAATAAGCGTTGATTTTAACATTCACCCTCCTGAGGGTTGGTAATTAAGGAGTTCTCCACAGGTGAGGTGGAGTGTGTGCGCCGGACACGGGTGAGCATCCGGCACTGACAGTTTACTGAAAGGATATTTCTCTGAAAAGTCAGAGCATAACGCGAAAGCGCACGGCGAGGTTGCTGGTTCATAGATAGCCTGTCGTTAAATTTTCGTCGACCGTGCGCTTCCGGTTGTGGCACTCCGCGAAATGGCGCGGCGGTAAGTATGGCGGGGGGTCTCCGTTCCTCGCAAATGTCCACCGGGTTGTCAGGTTGACCATACGCCTGAGTGACAACCCCGCTGCAACAACCCATGTTGATTACCTTTTGGCGGGTATCCGTTTTGTTTTTCCCATGATACCCGCCCCTTTTAAAGTGAATTTTGTGATGCGGTGAATGCGGCTCAGCGCACGCGGAACAGTTAAAAAGGCCAGTTGACTTCCGTATTGGTTCTTATGGGTGGGTTCTCTGTATCCGGCGTTAATTATTAACTGGTTAACGTCACCTGGAGGCACCAGGCACCGCATCACAAAATTCATTGTTGAGGACGCGATAATGGAAACGTTATTACCAAACGTCAATACGTCTGAAGGTTGTTTTGAAATTGGTGTCAGAATCAGTAACCCTGTATTTACTGAAGATGCCATTAATAAGAGAAAACACGAACGGGAGCTATTAAATAAAATATGCATTCTTTCAATGCTGGCACGTTTACGCCCGATGCAAAAAGGATACTGGCAATGAATACTGCTATTGCCCTCACTCTGACTGTTTTTCTTAATACTGGCGAGCCTGTTGACATGGTTATTGACATTTACGGTTCAATGAAAGAATGCATGGCTGCCGCAGCAGAACAAAAAATTCCCGGTAACTGCTATCCGGTCGATAAAGTTATTCACATGGATAATAACGAAATCCCGGCAGGACTTAAAACAGCACCGTAATTAATATCCGGTTTCATTTTTATATGTCAGCAATGGCAGGGATTTGTTCACCCTTAAATCTGTAATGAGGTTAAAACAACATGAGTAAAGTCTTTATTTGCGCCGCCATTCCGGACGAACAGGCAATAAAGGAAGAAGGTGCAGTCGCTGTAGCCACTGCCATTGAAGCCGGTGATGAACGTCGCGCCCGCGCAAAATTTCACTGGCAATTCCTGGAACATTATCCGGCTGCTCAGGACTGCGCTTATAAATTTCTTGTTTGCGAGGATAAACCCGGTATACCCCGCCCTGCCCTCGATTCCTGGGATGCTGAATATATGCAGGAAAACCGCTGGGATGAGGAGTCAGCTTCCTTTGTCCCGGTTGAGACTGAATCAAATCCGATGAACGTCACTTTTGACAAGCTGGCCCCTGAAGTACAGAACGCTGTCATGGTTAAGTTCGACACATGTGAAAACATCACCGTTGATATGGTGATTAGTGCACAGGAACTGTTGCAGGAAGACATGGCAACATTCGACGGACATATCGTTGAAGCGTTGATGAAAATGCCAGAAGTTAACGCCATGTATCCGGAGCTTAAGTTGCACGCCATTGGGTGGGTTAAGCATAAATGTATTCCTGGTGCTAAATGGCCCGAAATTCAGGCAGAGATGCGCATCTGGAAAAAACGTCGCGAAGGTGAACGCAAGGAAACCGGAAAATACACGTCTGTTGTTGATCTCGCCCGCGCCAGAGCCAATCAACAGTACACTGAAAATTCAACAGGAAAAATCAGCCCGGTCATTGCTGCCATTCATCGCGAATACAAGCAGACATGGAAAACACTGGATGACGAACTGGCCTACGCTCTCTGGCCTGGTGATGTGGATGCCGGAAACATTGACGGCAGCATCCATCGCTGGGCAAAAAAAGAAGTTATCGACAACGACCGCGAAGACTGGAAGCGTATCTCGGCATCAATGCGCAAACAGCCTGATGCCCTTCGCTACGACCGCCAGACTATTTTTGGCCTTGTCCGTGAACGTCCGATCGACATTCACAAAGATCCTGTGGCACTGAACAAATACATTACGAATACCTGACTACAAAGGGCGTGTTTGAGAATGAAGAAACAGACCTGGGCACTGTTGATATTCTCCAGTCATCAGAAACACAAACTGATGCAGTGGAAACTGAGGTATCTGACAACCAAAAAACGAATGCAAAGTGGAAGTCGAACCATCTGTAGAGCGTGAGGGGCCGTTCTACTTCCTCTTCACCGACAAGGATGGCGAAAAATACGGTCGCGCAAACAAACTTTCTGGTCTGGATAAGGCGCTGGCTGCCGGGGCTACTGAAATCACAAAAGAAGAATATTTCGCCCGAAAAAATGGCACATACACGGGCTTACCGCAAAATACTGGTGCATCTGACACGACCGCACAGCCAGAACCGATAAAAGTTACCGCTGACGAAGTAAACAAAATTATGCAGGCAGCCAATATCAGCCAGCCTGACGCCGATAAGTTGCTTGCTGCATCACGTGGTGAATTTATTGAAGGGATTAGCGACCCGAATGATCCGAAATGGGTTAAGGGGATCCAGACCCGCGATACTGTGAACCAGAACCAGCAAGAAACGGAACAGAACGACCAGAAAGCGGAACAAAACAGCCCAAATACGCAACAAAACGAGCCAGAAACGAAACAACCTGAACCAGTAGTGCAACAGGAACCGGAAAAAATCTGCACCGCCTGCGGTCAGAGCGGTGGTGGCAACTGCCCTGATTGTGGTGCGGTGATGGGCGACGCAACATACCAGGAAACATTCGATGACAAGAACCAGGTTGAAGTTCAGGAAGACGATTCGGAGAAAATGGAAGGCGCTGAACACCCACACAAGGAGAATGCTGGCAGCGCTCAGCATCACAATAGCGATAATGAAACTGGCGAGACGGCAGATCCCTTAATTAAGGTGAACGGTCATCACGAAATCACATCCACCAGCAGGACGTGTGACCATCTAATGATCGACCTTGAAACCATGGGAAAAAATCCTGATGCCCCGATCATCTCAATAGGTGCAATATTTTTCGATCCGCAAACCGGAGATATGGGACCGGAATTTAGTAAGACTATCGATCTGGAAACTGCTGGCGGAGTCATTGATCGTGACACCATTAAATGGTGGCTTAAGCAATCACGCGAGGCGCAATCTGCCATTATGACCGATGAAATCCCGTTAGATGATGCACTGTTACAATTGCGGGAATTTATCGACGAAAACTCCGGCGAATTTTTTGTTCAGGTCTGGGGAAATGGAGCCAACTTCGACAACACGATTTTGCGCCGTTCATACGAACGGCAGGGGATCCCCTGCCCGTGGCGTTACTACAACGATCGCGATGTACGCACAATCGTTGAGCTGGGGAAAGCCATAGACTTCGATGCCAGAACGGCTATTCCATTCGAAGGTGAGCGCCATAATGCACTTGATGACGCCCGTTACCAGGCAAAATACGTTTCAGCAATCTGGCAAAAACTGATCCCGAATCCGGTTGATTTTTAATGTTCACCCCTGATCGCCGTCTCCGAATTATATTGACGGCGGTCATGCTGTAAGACGCGTGACCACATGTACGAATTAACGCTATCGCCAACAGAGATTCAAGAGATCACGAAATACAAGCGATACACAAAACAACAACACCAGTTAAGGCTGCACGGCATCCCATTTGTAATCGGTCCTAAAAACGAACCAATAGTTCTTCGCAGGGATATTCCGCACGGACTGACAACGATGCCAAAAGCACCTGAGCTGGTTTCCGCTGACCCCGATTTTGAGGCGCTGAACAATGGGAAGACCAAGAAAAAACAAAAAAGATAATGCACTACCACCGCGAGTTAGATCGAATGGTTACAGTTACGTATGGAAACCCGAAGGAAGCACAAGAACTATAGGGCTCGGAAGATTGCGGGAAACCAGCGTAGCTAAAGTCTGGCAAAATTATGAGCTGGAAAAAGCAAAACTCCACAACATAATGACTGTAGCTAAATTATGGCACATGTTTATGGACTCCCCTGCATTTACAGAACTGGCCCCCCGAACCCAAAAAGATTATCGGCAACATCAAAGGGCATTGTTGGCGGGATTCGGAAAAGTGCTTGCTGATAATGTAAAAATTGAGCAGGTAAGAATTTTCATGGATAAGCGGGGACTTGAGAGTAAGACCCAGGCTAACCATGAACTGGCAAGTCTGAGTCGAGTATACGGATGGGGATATGAGCGTGGGTATGTGAAAAATAATCCATGCAAAGGGGTCAGAAAATTCACGCTTAAAGCCCGTACCGTTTACATCACCGATGAACAGTATGCTGCGATATATGCGGAAGCAATTCCACAGTTACGTATTGCAATGGAGATATCCTATCTCTGTGCGGCAAGGCTCGGTGATGTGTTCGAGCTGAAATGGCAGGATATTATGGACAAAGGGATTTACATTGAGCAAAACAAGACCGGCACCAAACAAATCAAGGAATGGTCTCCACGATTACGTACGGCGATCCAGTTAGCCCGAAATGTATCTTCCGGCACATGCGAGTATGTGATCAACACAACCAAAGGCGGGAAGGTCATAGCTAAGACACTGAACAACTGGTGGAATCAGGCCAAACGTGCAGCCGAGCAAAAAGCCGACGTTCCGTTTGGGTGCAACTTCCATGACATAAAAGCCAAAGGGATTTCAGATTACGAAGGCAGCAGTCGCGACAAACAAATTTTCAGTGGACACAAAACAGAAAATCAGGTGTTGATTTACGATCGTAAAACAAAAATCACACCAACACTGGATTTACCGCTTGTGGTCAGTAAGTAG